CCCAACCGGCAAAACAGGCCTACATGCAGGCGTCCGCAAGGAGCGAACGCCAGCTAGAAGCCACCTCGGTGTACCTAAGGGTACACCGGCCCTTGCTCCACCCTTGCGGGATAGAGCCGTGCTGTAGTTCGACGCGACCTAAGTCACGTTCGGCAAAGCACGCTGTACCAGACTCATTAGGACGTACATAACCGCCCACAATAACCATAGATAGAATATCTTGGTCGAAGTGATAACGGTCAATTCTGCTCTTAAAGCCTTTCGGTACTTTGCCGTAGGCAAAGCGAGCAGGACGGTATCTTAGATACATGTATTCCTTAGGAGCCTCCGGTGACAACAGCCCTTCATCAGGGTTGTGCCACTCCGGAACGAACAGAACCTTTCTGTCTTCAGAACGCTTCCTTATCTCGGAAATGAGAAAGGAAATGGTGCGTTTGAAGAACACACTATGCACGGCACAAAAATCTAAAGTAAGATTAAGTGCAACGTATAGCTGTGGTAATGTGTCGAGAGCTTTCACATAAAAAGGAGTAACATCCTCTCCGTTTAAGTAATCTCCACCACATGACTCACGAAAGGCGCCTGTACTGTACGACTTGTCAGTATTAACTAACAAGCCCGCAGCATGCAAGACTTCACAAGTATGAGAGAACAACTCTGTCGGGACAATGATATCGTCACCGAACACAGCGTAGTGCTCATTACTGATGAAGTGATGTCGCACCCCGTATCCGCGATTAACCCGGGCAGTGGCGTAAACAAGCGCTAACATGGTTAGTGTCATGAAAGGAAAGGTAAAACCTTCTCCCATAGTACCGACCATATGTAGCCGTCTATCGCCCACTCCTGGAATATGCGTATATTCACACCTTATGGTGTGGATAAAGGATGCGACATCGCCAGGCCACAGGAGATCTAACAACGGTAAAGTTATCAGATCTGAAGCAGACTTTAGATCCAGTGTCGCATATTTGGAAGTGAGGGAACCTAACCTAGCTAGACGTTTATTACGTTCATGCTGAGGAGAAGTCTTCCCATTTCCGCGAACACGAGATTTTATGTCGAAACCCACACATTGCAACGCGTCCTCTAGGACTCGCGCCAGGCCTAAGCCTAGCGCCATGTTCCCAAGAGGTTGCACGGCAATTGTGCGGCCTGTGTCGTCGTTTTTTGGTACAACAGAAAGCTTAGACCCCCTACACTCGACCAATTCAAAACCTGACTTCTTATCATACGAAGCGAGGTAAGGATTGAGTCTGCGCATTAAGCGCACGTAGGGAAGTGCTGACTTCGTACACGTCCAAGCCTGGCTCAATTTGAGCGGGGCTGCACAACCAAGGATGCCGTTCGAGCTGTGAGGTGATAAAGACCATTGGCCTAGCACCGCAGCAAGAGAAAACGTTGTCGGAACATAAAGTTCGTCGACGTCATTGGCATTATGGTACCTTCTATGAGCTAGAACGAGAGCATGCTCTATAAAAGAGCGTGCCTCACCTACAATAACTGGGTCAAGGGAAATTTCCCGAGACGCAGCGAGTTGGTTCACATGCAAAAATGAAGATATAGTATGGTCTTTAATCTGAGGAGTAAGATTGCTCTTGCTCTTCTTCAGATGACGGACCAACAATCTATCACATGCATAATGAACAGTCTCATTTGAGAAGGGTGTATCGAATATGTCTTGTCTAAGACAGGTAGAAAAAGAGCGCATCGTCACATTAGTCTCCTAGTAAACTCTATGAAAAGGGTAGCTTAACCAGCTATACCTGTAATGACTGTATCACCTAAACCGGAGGATTGTTGATTCAAAACTCCAATGTGGTGCGACAGCATTGCTCGAATTTCTTCGGGCTCATAGGTATCGCATCCGGCAAAGACATCAATCCGCGTTTCAATACGACAGATTAATGGTTGCTGATTAGCTGCAGGAAGCGCACCTTTTCGGGTGAGCAACCTCCAGGTATTGACTGGAACGTTTTTAATAATTCCAGTCCCTGCTTGTGCAGGCGGCAACTGCGCCAATTGCTTCGGTTTGAAGAAAGTCGAAGTAAAAGGCTTGGATACGGTACTAGGATCTACGGATGGCATGCCTGCAACGGCAGTCACCGCGATTTGCTTAGCATTTATATCTGGCGCTTGATCCGTAACCACTGTAGTGGTCGGAGCAACGAAACCAGTTTGTGCTGATCCTGTGACGGGTGAAGTGACTATGAAAGTCATATATCATCCTTGTACTAGAAAGTACGATTAAGATTAAAATTACTTAAGTAAGATAGCAGCAACATTCGTTAACTTCTTGAGTGATGATTTCAAGTCGTTGTCCTGTACTACATACCTAAGAGAAGTCCGCGGCAGAGCAACCAGATTAGTTCTAGTATAGTTCTTAAAGGACATTGTCCCAAAACTACTACTAAAATTAACAATTTCCGTGCCCACAGAAGGGTACGGCCTGGCGCTTTGGCGGATGACATTGGTTTGCTGTGTTACTAAGTTGACGTAGAATGTCACACCAGATGGACTATAAAAAGTATCATCTATGTAATCACCGACGTTGACGAAGTAATCAAGGAACCAAGAATATGGTGTGAGTTCGTAAATTGCCGACGGTAAGTCGCGCATATTTAGACCCCAGCGATCTTGAAAAGATCGATATTCGTTGGCACCGCTAACAGGGATTTCATAACCCGCAACATACTTATACTTCACGCGTTTATGGACTGTAACGTCCACATAAGCCCAGAGGTCAAAGTTTACTTGTTGTTGGTAACCCTGCACGCTATCCTTCGAGAATGCAGACTGAGTTCCACGTATGTGCTCAACCTTAGGTTGAGCCGCTAACTGGTCCTTAATCGAAGCATATATCGATTCTAAATCGGATATCGTAGGCGACACAGCAAAGGCATAATTTAGCCAATGATCGGCCAAACGCGACTGGATGTCCTTGAATTTGCCACGACGCAAGTCGTGAACAGTTCTGAGGAAATTCATGCCGACGTTCACACTGGTCTTGATCATCTTGTTTGCTTCCCGTAGCTCAGCCACGGGAGCGATAGATGAAAAATTATTGTCCAGACCTCTTAACCTGGCTTTGATTTTCTTAAGCGCAAGCGCTTGAGCATCAGAGTCGGTCAAATAAGGAAAGGAATAGCCGCTAATACTTTTAGCGACGCCAGTGTTGTAAGTGGTCCGTAGAGTTGTAGGGCTAGTGTAACGAGAATCTGCACGAATGACGATAGGTTTAACATCGGCAAACGTAGCAGAGTAATCTGAACTAGCATCCTGTCTCTTCGAGATCTTAGTCTGCCAATCAGTCACATCTGAACCTGTGGTTATGTCATACCCAAGTCCAGTAAAGGAAGATAAAGTATCTGCAGAAGAACCATCCGAACTAGACCATTTATAGCCTATTTCGATGCTTCTAGCTCTGTTGGGACGTTTCATTACGCCCCCAATAATTGAACTAGAAGTTCATATAGCCACTGTAATGTGGCCATGACAAGTTCTTCGCACATATAAAATATCTCCTAAATAAAGCTGTGACTAGAACGAACCTCGGAAACGCACTATAGAACGAAACTACAATACGTTTTGTCTATAACTGTCGCAAAGCAAATGAATTTGAGAAACTCAAATGATGCGAAGCTACAGGCGTTCCGGGG